GGAAAAGATATGAAAAACCATTATAAAAAAATAGCAAACTCTAAAGACGAAGAAGAATACTTAACAAATATTGTAACAAAAAACAAAAATATTGTTAATTGTATATGTGGAAATGCTTTATGTTCTCATTATTCTTATTGGACTCAAAAAGAATTTTTAGATAAAACAAATATTCTTAAAAAATACAAAGAAATACTTGAAATTAATACTATGAATAAAGCACTAGAAAATCTATGATTTCTCTCAAGATTGACTGTTGACAAAGACGATGCTTATGCTATAATGGAACACAGGAGGAAAAAAACCTATGACCTGCATTCACTGCAAAAGTTTGATTGACCAAGACCGATATGAATTTCTTGAGGAATTCAACAGACCAATGATTTGTAAGGATTGTTCTACAGAAAGCAGAGCAGTCGGTTTTATGGACTATGGACATAAAACTGCCCCACAATTAGTCATGGTCCCAAGTAATGCGAAGGAAACAATTCGTATTTTAGATCGTGCAAATAGGCGTGCTAGATAGTTTTCACTTCAACAAAAAGGATAGATAATGAGTAATAAGTTTTATTTTCTTACGGGTGCTTTTCTTAGTTTTGTTCTCAGTGTAGGAATTTGGTTCCTTGGAGATCAATCTGTAGCAAAGGAACAGGCTATTTTTGTTGGTCTTTGGGTTCCAAGCATTCTCGCCACAGGGAGATATTTTGATGAGTAATTTTACTTTATTCGTCTGTGGATTGGCTATCACTCTTATCTCAGGGATGGGAGTAGCCATTTCACAGATTCATATGGCTTATGAAAAAACGAAACGAACAAAGAAAACTTCAGAAGAACAATTATATTTTGATATTCTTAGAGAGGAAACAACATGAAAGAAAAAATTTCACAAATCATTGCAGAAGCAGCAGAAGCGAATATTAATCTTCAGAGTGAAGTAGCAAGGGCTATGCTTGTAGAAAAAATTATGATTGCTTATGGTTTGCAAATTTTGGAGGAAAACAATGGCTAGACAAATTGGTACTGGAAAAAAACATGAAACAGGAAGAAACATTTTAACCAAAACACCGTATGGCATTAGTAGCGACATGATAGTTTCTGAACAAGAAATCCTAGAAAAAGTACAAATACCAGAAAATTGTGTTCTTGTGCGTGATGATATGGGATATTTTATTGTAAACAGAAATCGAGTAAATGATGGTCTTGCTTGTCCTCTAAGATATGATCAAAAGTTTAGACAAAAGTCAAATGTAGAAATTATGGAGATGATTAATGAGTAATATGACCTGGAGAGAACTTGAAGATTTTATTAGAAATATAGATACAGATAATCTAGACGAGCCTGTAGTAATATACGATATGAAAACTTCGGCCCAAACTTATTGCGACATTATAGAGATTAAAAATGAAGCTGAAGATTGGGTTCCATTTATCGGTATCAATATTGAAGAAACCAACACATAAAAAGGTAATTCATGGTAAACGAGACAGAAATTGAAAGATTATTATTTCAACAAGTAGAAAAGCCCAGCAGGCATTCTGATACAAAAATATTCAATACATACAATGATGTGTTTAGAATCAATGTGTATCATGAAATTTTTGACGAAGAACTACAAATAGATAAAAAAAGAATGCACAGTAGTTATTCTTGTTATTACAGAAATAAACAATTAATTATTAGGGATATTTGATGGAAAAAATACCAGTTATTGGTACTCCAATAGTCAATTCGCCACATTGGCTTTATAAGCTCGTAATGAGTGTCGATTATCCAACATCAGAATTTGTTATCATCAATAACAATGGTAGAGGAGAAATTTCTAAAGAACTAGATAATTTATGCGAACTTAATCATAAATATATAGACAAAATCAAAGTATGCCATCTTCCTGCAAATATTGGATGCGGAGGAGCATGGAACTTAATTATTAAATCATACATGATGTGCCCTTATTGGGTTATAACGTCTAATGATGTATCTTTTTCTCCTGGTTTTTTAGAAACAATGATAGAAGCCTCAAAAGATCCAGAAGTGGGTATCGTAAAACCAGAATATTTATCTTTTGAGGTTTTCCTTATCAAAGATTGGGTAGTTGATAAGTACGGCTTATTTGATGAAAATTTATACCCGGCTTATGCAGAAGACTTGGATTATTTGATGAGATTTATAGTTGATCCAATTAAAGAAGTACATATTGGCAAAAACTTTTTACATGGAGATAAATCATACGAAGAATCTGGCTCTCAAACATGGAGATCAGATATGTCTCTAAAATATACTATGGATAACAGCAGAATTATAAACGAGAATGAATATATGAAGGAAAAATGGGGACCAACTTGGAGATATCCTCAGCCATATTCCCATCCTTTCAATATCGAAACGAACGATATTTCTGTCACAAAATATAAACTAAATTTTGTAAGAAGAAAATATACTGGTTTTTAAGATTTTTTCTAAAAAATAGACAACTCTATTGACAAAACCCGCTGTTGGGGTATACTGGTAGAAGACAAACAATTCAAGGTTTAAAAGTCAACAAAAGGAGAAAAAATGCCTAGGGGTCAAAAAATTTGTAACAAATGCTCAACAGCAAATGGGCCTAGAGCTTTTGTGTGTAAACATTGTAATCAACAGTTTTCTTTTAAGGCTAAATCAAAAGAACAAAAAACAACTAAACTAGTTAGAGACTTCAATTGGAAAGAACTCGAAAGAGGAGATAAGATTAAAGTTAGTGGTGGACCCTATTTTGTTTTCAATGGTGAATTTATTCCGATGGGATACAGAGGCAAATTTGTTGTTGAGTCAGTAGACGCCCAAGGAATTCGGGCATGGGGTCTTGACAAACAGTCTGGGTTTGCTCACATTTATATGGGTAAAGATATTCAGAACAGAGATACTGGTATCTGGAAAGTAAAACATAAAATCCTAAAAATCAAAAAGAAAGAAATTCAACAGACCGCATTGACAGCCTAGGCCCGTTTGGTATAATACTTGGAACAGGAGACAAATTTATGGAAGACTACGAAGACATTGATGATTCAGAACTTGGTTTCTATTCTATTGATGATGTTGATGGTTATTGTCGTGAAACTAGATTTATGGTAGCCTCAGACTTTGCCGATAACCTTACAGAAAAAGAGATTGACCAGTACATTTCTCTTGGTCAGGTTGAAAAGTTTGTTGATGAGTTCTGCGATGAACATGATAGCAATGGTTGCCCAATTATTTGCGAACAAAGCCATAATGCTATTTGCGAGGCTATTCTTATCAGGATTCAGAATGTTGGCATGGCTAAGTTGGCTGCCGACGATACTTTGCAAGTTGCTTTTGATGAAGAAATCAATGATTTTGTGTTCTGGGCGACTTGACACTGCCGGAATCCGGCGTACAATAGAAGAGAGCAGCGGTTGCTCTAGTAGATTGGAAGTTTTAATTTTTTAAGGAGTATTGCTTTATGGCAACTACAATTTCAAAGCAGGATCGTGTTATGAATTACCTTCGTCGTGGTAAGACTTTGAGTCAGGATAGTGCTAACAGTATGTTTGGCGTTGCAAATCTTCGTGCAACGATCAGTGACGTTAAACCTCATCTGGAAGCAGAAGGCTATAGCGTCGTTCGCACCACTGGACGTAAGGGTGAGACTCGTTACGGCGTAACAGGTTGATCCTATGGGGGTTGAAATATACCCCCAAATTTGCCTCGTAGCACAATGGTAGTTGCAAGTGGCTGTTAACCACTGGGTTGTAGGTTCGACTCCTACCGAGGCAGTTTAAACTGGGGCGTAAGGTAAGCCGGTTGCATCCGACACTCTTATAAGGTGTTCATAGGTAGGTTCGACTCCTACACGCCCTACTATGTTAATCAAATTCATATTTTCATGTTTGTTTACTTTTTCTGTTACTCTCAATGTTCTTTTTTATTATGAGAACATCAGATTGAATGGAGAAGTTCAGCGTCAATTCTTTAAAAGATTGCAAGAAAAATTTGAAGAAACAGAACCGAAACCACAAAAGATAGAAAAAGAATATCCAATAATTGTATGAATGATCCAGTATTTATAGGCCCATACAAAGCTGGGTCAACTAGTATGGGAAAAGCATTAAGTGTGCTTGGCTACAAAACTCAACATTGGAGCGACAAAATATTTAATAACACAGAGCTTAATATCTTAATGGATATGAATACTTTTTCTTATGGCTATTATAGTAGTTGTGCAAAAAATTTTCTAAGACTAAGTGACGATAATCCTATATACAAAGACGTTAGAGAAACCCTATCTTTTGTAAAAGCTAAAGCATTAGATTGCGATTGCTTTTATCAATTTCCTATAGGACACGATGCTATAGACCCAGTAATAAAAAAAATACTGTGGCCTAATGGCAAGTTCATATTCTTAAAAAGACCAACACTAGAATGGTGTAAAAGCGTAAGAAAATTTTTCCATAACAACGATTCAGACCAACTGCTGACTTCTAAATACAACATATTTAAATCAAGATACAAAATTATTAGTAAACAATATCCTAAAGATGTATTGTTTTATGAATTAGGCTCAGGATGGAAACCTATTTGTGATTTTTTAAATAAAGAAATACCAAAAGAAGACTTTCCTTGGTTAAACAAAAATGTGTAATATATTGATATCATGTTAAGGGCGAGTAAAGGTTTCGACTACGATAATAGACCTATATTTGCAAGTAGTAGTTGATCTCGCGGCTACTTAAAAACGAGATTAAAACGTGTTAAATGGCACAACTCCATTTGCCCTCGCTGCCTAATTAAACAGCAGTGACGATCTTAGGAACCGTTGGAGGTAGGGTCCAAAAGATCGCTGTAAAATCCTCTTGCTCCTATCATAATTGACGGGTGGTAGGTTAAGATTTGTCAATAGGGTTGGTGAATGTTGTTTGTTCTTTATCCAATCCGAAAATTTATGAACATACTAAACTTGTAGAAGATATAATGAAGTTATTGATAGGACAGGGGTTCGATTCCCCTCTCGTCCATTTAAATCTCTTATTAGATGGAGTAAGTCACTATGAATAAAGAGACAGAATTAAAAGTTCTTAACTTAGAGTTAAATCAACAAGAGCTTGTAATAAAAAACCTAAGCAGAAAAATACAAAGATTAGAAAAAGCAAACGAAAGAGTTCATAATGCAATTTCTCAAGAAGAAATCGACGATCTTAAATTGGAATTGGAAACTTTGGAAATACAAAAAAAAATCATCCAGTCCAAAATTAGAGATGCCTCATAAAGTTTGCATATATTGCAACGAAAGGAAGACATTGGAGTGTTTTCCAAAACATAGTCTTTATAAAGACAATCTAGATACCAGATGCAGAGATTGCATAAAGACTCATTCTAAGATTAGAAAAGAACTACATAAAAATGCCCCTCCTAAACCAGATGTTTGTGAATGTTGTGGAAACAAACCAATTAAATGGTGTCTAGATCATGATCATAAAACAAATAGATTTAGGGGTTGGATATGTGATAGATGTAACACTGGGTTAGGAAAACTTGGCGATGATCTTGAGGGAATAGATAAAGCCAGGACATATTTGATAAATTCTAAAAGGAAAAATAATGAATAAGATTATTGGAGTTATTATGTGTTTTGTTCCATTTCCTGTTTTTGCTAACGATCTGCAAGAACTTCCATTTTTCTATATTGATATTGAAACTAGAGCACAATTGAACGATTATCCTGCTACAATTGATAATGGATATGTATTAATCGAAACAGTTGCTCAAGCACAAACATTTTTTAGTCCTATTCCACCAGATGTTGATTTTGATAATCAAAACGTCTTGATGTTTGCTTGGGGAGGTTCTGGTGGAGATAAAATTGACTATGACAGAGACGAAGATGGGGTTTACCATTTTGTACTAAAAAAAGGACTTACTAGAGATTATCGTTTGCATACAAAAATCTATATACTTAAAAAGTCTGACCAATTCCTTTTTCACAGAGTTCTGGAATAGGGGTTGACAACTAAAGTTTGGCGTGTAGAATGTCGATATGAACACTACACAACAGGAGATTGGAATGAACAGAGAAATGACAAGAGATCAAGTTTTCTTTACAAATTATGATTTTGCTCACCTTGAAGGTATGGTTCGTGATCTCCGAGCCACAAGCAGCACAAATGATAAGGCTACAATTATCGAAGATTATTGTGGAAGAAATACAGAGGTCAGTAATTTTCTCAAGAAAATTCTCGTTTACACCTATCATCCACTCTGGAACTATGGTGTAACTTCCACTAATCTAAACAAGAAAAGTCATCTTCGTGGAGTTCTTTATAGTGATTTCTTTGAACTTCTTGATGACCTAAAGAATCGTAAACTTACTGGTCATGATGCTATTGGGGCAGTGAATAGTTTTATTGACGATCTAGACGAAAACTTTAGAGACATCGTGTACTGCATCATTGATAAAGATTTGAAGACCAGAGCAGGCGATAAGATTATTAATAAAGCAGTACCAGATTTGATTCCTGAGTTTAGTGTTGCTCTAGCTGATAATTATAAAGGAGGAATAGAATGGACAGAAAAGGGCTGGTATGTTAGTCGCAAGTTGGATGGTGTACGCTGTATTGCTGTTGTTGACTCTGTTGGTAACACTACGTTTTATTCAAGGACTGGTAAAGTTTTTGATACTCTTCGTGTTGTTGCTGATGGCATTTCCGCTCTTGGAATATCTAATGTCGTTTTTGATGGAGAACTTTGTCTATTAGATGAAGACGGCAATGAAGATTTCCAGGGAATTATGAAAGAACTTCGTAAGAAGGATCATACTATCCAGAATCCATCATATAAAATCTTTGACTGTTTGAGTCATTCAGAGTTCGATACCGGCAAAAGTATTCGTAACTTTGCTAATAGATACGAAAATCTTCGGGCTATTATGCAAGATAATAATTGTCCATGTTTGAGTGTTCTTGGTCAAACTTTAGTTACTGATGATGATGTATTTGAAGAATGGACAAGAAAAGCAAATAGTTATGGTTGGGAAGGTTTAATTCTTCGTAAGAATACAACCTACAAGGGTAAGCGTAGCAAAGACCTACTAAAAGTAAAGCAGTTTTTTGATGCAGAATATGGGGTTGTTGATGTTGAGATGGGTCCATTTCGTTATGTCAAAGATGGTGCTGAATGTGAAGAAGAAATGATGAGTGCGGTGTATATTGAACACAAGGGTTATTCAGTAAAAGTTGGTAGCGGTTTTACCATTGAACAGCGTCAACACTTTTACAAAAATCCACAAGATATTGTAGGTAAAGAAATTACTGTTCAATATTTTGAAGAAACAAAGAATCAAGATGGGGGTATTTCTCTTAGATTCCCAACATTAAAACATATATACGGGAAAGATGGTAGAAAGGTGTAACTTAATATAAGCAAATTTTTTTGGACTATTATTCCCCCATAATAAAAGAGGTAAAAAATGGGCGATTATAGACTAGAACAATTAGATGAACTTATATTATTACATAATGAAGCTAGGACTAATCGTTGGTTGTGGAAAAGTAAGCCTCTAATAAAAAGTAATATCTTGATGAAATATGCCCAAAAATGGTCAAATAAAATGGCTGTTCAAGATAAGCTCTATCATAGAGACATGAAAGATTTATTATCTTTGGGTTTTTCTCTTGTTGGAGAGAATATAGCTTATGGGCAAAAATCTCCAAATGATGTGATGCAGTCATGGTTAAAAAGTTATGGTCACAGATCAAATATATTGAATAGTAAATTTGAAGAAATAGGATGCGGAATGAGCATTTCTCAAAACGGAAAACTATATTGGTGTGTTTGTTTCGCTAAATAAATGATTAAGAATTTTGTTATTTATGGAGAAAGGTGCTCTGGCACTAATTTCTTAGAAAAAAGCATAAAAAACACTTTTGAACTAAAAACAGCATGGCATTCTGGTGGCAATGCAGTGCCTAGAAAATGTTGGGATTATTCTGGACATAAACATTTCTTTGGTTTTATAGATGAAAAAATTAAAATTCATGACCAAACTTTATTTTTGGCGATAGTTAGAAATCCATATCAATGGATGATGTCTTTTAAGAAAAGAGAATATCATCAACATCATCTGGTAAAAAGAGATGACAACGATTATAATTTTTTGTATCACGAACTAAATAGTCTGCATCTTAGAAAAACAGAAATTATTTATGATAGAAATTTTTTGACAAATAAAGACCCAAATCTCGCTAAAAGATTTAAAAATATCTTTGAGTTAAGAGAAGTAAAATGTAGTTATTTATTAGACACTATGCCTCAAATAGCAAAAAATTATTATCTTATTAGATATGAGGATTTTATTGATAACTATACTGATATGCTTTATTTTATAAGCAATAAGTTTGATATTCCAATACAAAATAAGAATTTCTTAAAAGTTGTTAAACCAAATCCGCACATTGTTGAAGATATAGATTATTTAAATTCGCATATTAACTGGAAAATAGAAAATAGAATGCATTATGCTAAACAAATATAAAATATGCCTTTCTTCAAGGCAAACACTTGACAACCAGACAAGACTTTGTATAATTGGGTTGTTGGCACACACACACAAACACTTGGAGATAGATAACTATGGAAAAGAAAACAACTTATTCTTGTTCGCTTGCTGATAAGTTTTTTGCAGAGTTCCCAAAAGATAAAATTGTTGGATATAAGGAGTATTGGAAGAGTGTACAACCACAGAATACCTCTGATATTTTTCGGCGTTACCTGTTTGCTTACTGCTCTGTTCACACTACTTGGAAAGGTAACTGTTCTGGTTATCAAGCTATTAAAAATTTTAATGAATGGACTGAAGATAAAGAACTGCTAAGAACAAAACTTGCTAATTCTGGCGTAGGTCTTCACAATAACAGAACCGAATATATTTGGGAGTTTACAAAACTATTTTTTGATAACCCAAAAGATTTTATTCTGACTACCAAAAAATACCATATTAAAAAACGTAATGAAATTGTCGATAAAATTCGAGGTCTAGGTCATGCTAAAGTAAGTTTTGCTTTGGAAATGATACATCCTATTTTTGCTCGTACTACTTGCATGGACGTTCATATGCTTAGGCTTTATGGTATGGAAAATCTTACTTATAAAAGTAGGTCTGGTTTTGCTAAATATCGTCAAGCAGAACAACACTGGAATATCAATTGTGGGAAACTTGGTGTATCATCATATATTGCAAGATGTGTTTATTGGGATGGTGTTCAAAATCAAGAAGATAGTCGCTACTGGTCTTATGTTCTAGAGGATTAATAATGAAAAAATACAGAGTCCTTATTCAAGATAAAGATGTTGGTAGTATAACCGCAAAAAATACTGGTATTGCTCTAGCTTTAGTCGGCAAAAAAATTCAAGATGGTGAATATTTTGTTGATCCTAAAGTAGAAAAAAAAATTAAATTGGAGCCAATCAATACTCTTGAAACCGCTTCTAATACAGTAGACACTACTCCTCCGCAAATGCCAGATGGTTTTTACGCAGAATTAATCAGAGAAGAACCCTGATATGTCTAAAAATATATCACAAAATACAGTATTTGATGAATTGACGCAAACAATAAAACATTTACATATGGCTTTAAATCAGGCTAATTCTATTATAGAAAAAATAAACAAAGAAAATAAACACCTAAAAATAACTATCGAAAATATCGAAAAACAATTACAAAAAAAATAAGGAACAAATGTCTAGGATAATAGATTGCTTTTCTTACTTTGATGCTATCAATTCAAATATACTGGAATTAAGACTAAAGCTATTATATAGTTTTGTAGACGAATTCATTATATCTGAAGCGAACAAAACTCACACTGGACTAGATATAGAATATCAACTTGAAAATAGAATCCAAGAAATGGGAATTAATTCTGATAAAATCAGATATGAAAAAGTTGACCTAAAAAATATTTCTATTTCTAATATGGATAAATTAAACTGTTATGGAATTTTAAATCCTACTGAAGATTCTATTAATGCTAGGTCTAGAGAAAGAATTCAAAGAGATTCTATACTCAACCACTTAGATGATTACGACGATAGTGATATATTCATTGTTAGCGATGCTGACGAAATTATCAATCCAGAAAATTTACATTGGATCAAACAACTAATTGAGTCTTCTGACATGACAAACAAAATTATTAAAATACCTTTGGTACATTTAGAGGGTCGTGCCGACCTCAGAGTTTATGTAGATAACTCTCCTATGAAATGGGATCGTTCTATGTTTATTTGTCAAAAGACCCACCTGAAACAATGCTCTCCTACTCAAATTAGATCAAATATGATGATACCGTTTGAAATAGTTTACTTATCTGAAAACTCATCAAAAATAGAAGATTTAGGCTGGCATTTTAGTTGGATGGGAACTCATAAAGAAAGAATGCAAAAAGTTAATTCTTTTATTCATAGCAAGGAACATATTGCAGACAGATTAAACAGTTTTAATTCTAAAGACTATCTAAACTTTTTAACAGAAAATCCTAAAGAAAATAACATTTCTTTGTCTTTTATCAAAAACAGTAAACTAAGAAAATATAATACGGAAAATCTTCCAAAAATCATATGGGATTTAGATAAAGTAAAAGACTATCTTCTTCCAGACTAAACCAAAAAGCCAGCATTGACAACATCACGAAGTCTGCTATACTAATAAAGACAGAAGGGAGAGACATGACACACAAAACAAAAAGAGTTCGTTGTTCTGATGAAAAATTTTTGGAAGCAATTTTTGCTAGTAAAACATATCCAGAAATTGCTGAAAAAACAGGACAAAAAATAACAACTACTATGGCTAGGTACGCAAGAATAAAATCAAAACTAGCTAAAAAAGGTATTGATATACCTGTTATGGAAAGAGCTAAATATGTTAAGAAGTCTAATAATATAGAATCTATGATCGAGACTGTTAAAAAACTAAAAGAGATTTACAAGAGATAAGTAGAAGGGAATGTAGCCCAAAGGCAGAGGCATCGGACTTAAAATCCGTTCAGTGCGGGTTCGACTCCCGCCATTCCTATTTTTTATTTTTTCCACGATAATTAGCAGTCTCAAGCCCAAAAACTTTCCTAACACAATTCTAACACTTCTAAAGCTAGAATTTCACGCCGATAGTTGTATTATAATGACATACAGGCTACGTTTTTTCACTCCAAACACAAGGGTTAATTATGAATAAAAAAGGTTTTACTCTCGTTGAATTGTTAGTTGTCATTGCTATTATCGGTGTTCTTGTTGGTCTACTATTGCCAGCAGTTCAATCTGCTAGAGAAGCAGCAAGACGAGCAAATTGTATGAGCAATATGCGTCAGTTTGGATTGGCTGCACATAATATTGAGAATGGTACTCAGAAGTTTCCAGCAGCATGTTGGACAATTGATACTATCGATCCATCAGTTACGCCGATTCCACCATCAGATAATCCAGCCAGAACAGAAAGATCATGGAGAGTTGATCTTCTACCATATATGGAAGAGTCTGCACTAGCAGATAACTATGATAAGAACTATCATTGGTGGGAAGGTCAGAATCTTTTCGTGGCACAACAACAAGTAAAGGTTTTTCAATGTCCATCAAATAGTTATGATGGATCAGAATGGACAAGTTTTCCTGACGGCCCATCAAGAGACTCAGATTCTACTGCACCGGCACTAAATACTGGTGTACCATTTGGTCGCACAGATTATGAGGTATTTACTGGAGTTAAAAAGAAAGTTCTTGATCCAGACCCATACGCAAATGAGGGTCCAGAAGCACAAGGAGCATTGCTTAAAGATCGTGTAACTACCATTGGTCAATTTAGAGATGGAACAAGTA